AAGCTGTTGGCCGATACTACCAAGCGATATGTGGCTATTATTGCCCCGCGGGGCCACGCTAAAAGCACCCTATCTTCATTAACAGTCCCGTTGCACCGTCTTTTGTATGGAAGAGAGAAGAATATTCTAATTATTTCTGAAACCGAAGACCAGGCAAAAGACCACCTTAGTTCACTTAAAAGTGAATTGGAGCAAAACGAACTTATACGCAGCTACTTCCCTAAGCTGCATTTTACCAAGTGGACTGAAGAAAAGATTATTGTGCAAGGCGGCCCTTTTGGTATTGATTGCCAGATTGTAGTTAAAGGTTCTAAGCAGAAGATTCGTGGCCATAAGTACAAGAATCAGCGCCCTACGCTTATCATTATGGATGATATAGAGGGCGAAGATAACATGACCAATGAAGAGGTTCGTAACGATCTTAAACGCAGGATTGACGCTGCCATTATTCCTGCTTTAGATCCTCAGATTGGGCGCCTGTTTATGATTGGCACCATTGTGCATTACGACAGTTACCTCAATGAGATTTATACCAGCGCTGATAAGCCCAACCAGCAAGTAGGCACATCAGGAGATTGGTACTATGTATTCTATAAAGCCATTGAGAACTACGGCACAAAAGAAGAAAAAGCCCTATGGCCTGAGTGGCAGCCCCTAAAGCGGTTGCATTCAGAGCGCATTCGAATGGGTAAAAACGGCCGAGAGTATATTTGGTGGCAAGAATACATGAACGAGCCTACGGCAGGCAGTAGCCAGCTGTTTAAGCCTGAGTATTTTAAGCAGCGCCATAACTACCACATCCGCCATATCGGAGGCATCAATTGGCTGTGTAAGCCCGATGGAACGCCTGTTCGCAACTGCCAAGTCTTTATTGGTATTGACCCTGCCATTAGCACTTCGCGTAAAGCTGATAAGTTTGCTATGGCTGTTATTGCTGTAGATCATTTAGATAATCGGTATTTGATTCGCCTGGTGCTTACTCGTATAGGGAGCGCAAGTGGGCAAGCCAATTTGATTATTGAAAACGCTATGAGCCACAATGCTGTGGGGGTAGCTATTGAAACCACGGCTTACCAACAAGCGCTGGCCACGCAAGTTAAAGAGCGCATGCACAAAGCAAGCAATTACTTTAGAATCTTTGAGTTTAAGCCCAGAGATCGGAAGAACGAGCGCCTGCGCAGCTTGGAGTATCCTATTAGTCAAGGGAGGTTGCTGTTTCCTAAGAACACCAGCGATACAGACCCTATTGCGCAAGCTATTACACAGTTCACGCAATATCCGCGTAGTAAAAATGATGATGCGATGGACGCTATTTATTACGCTTATCAGATTACGCAAGCACCTCCAAAAGTGGCACGTAGCCAAGCCATCCCGAAAGATCAGCAGCCCAAAGAGCCATTGGTTAAAGAACATAACTGGAAGACCCTTTAATGGATTCTCTGTACAAGACATATGAAGATTATAAAAGCCAAACAGCTTGATTTATACGCAAATGTCTATCCTTGGGGCCAATCCTATAGAGTTTCGAGCCATTGCCAGAGACGATAACGATGTTAAAAAGACTAAGCTAATTAACGATGTTTTAGCCTATATAAGCTATGCTTCAGACGGTCCTATGCAGTATCGTGAAGCCATGGAAACGATGCTTATTGCAGGCCGTGGAAACATTGGCGCTTATTACGATCCTTATGCCGATGAAGGCCGAGGCGAAGTATTGTATCGTCATTTACCTTTAGAGGATGTGTATTACGATCCAAGAGCAAAAGATCGTTATGGAAGAGATTGTGAATACATCTTTCATAAAAAAGTAATGACTGTGCCAGCGGCCTTAGCTGCCTACCCTGAGTATGCTATGGCTATTCAAGAATCTGCTGCAAGAAAGACGCCTGAAAGCCGTGCCAACCCTAACCCTTCTATTACGGGCACCCATTGGGGCACATCCCGAATGAGCCTTGCGACCGAAAAAACCGTGGAGGTGATCGAAGCCTACCGCAAAGGTTCTATGATGGTGTTTAATGTATTAGGTCAAGGGGGCCAGCTTTTGGCGCAAGTTCAGCAAAGTGAGCTTCAGCAAGTCCAAGCCGCTGCTGCTGCGCAAGGCTTTCAGATTACCGACATCCGCAAAGCGCGCATCGACCAAATCAATATGAGCTTGATGTTTGGCTCTGTTACAGCAGGTCAGTTTACGTTGCCTATTAGCGATTATCCTATCGTGCCTTTGGTAAATATGTGGAGTGGGAACTTGTTCCCGTTTGGCGATATTAGACAAGTGCGAAGCTTGAATGATGAAGTCAATAAGATGCGTAGCCTTCGCATCCAGCACATGGCAACCTCTGTCAATGGCCGCTTAATAGCTCGAAAAGGGATTTTTGATAAAGAAGGCGCCATGGAAGCTAATCTTGCTCGTCCAGGAGCGGTGATTTACGCCAATACTATGAGTGAAGACATCAGTAAAGACATGATGTTTTTGCAAAGTGGGCCTGTTAGCGCAGATAACTATCACCATGAAGAGATTTCTAAACGCGATATGGAAAGCGTATCTGGAGTCTATGAAATGCAACAAGGCGGCAGTGCCAATGCTCCAGAAACGTTCCGTGGCATTTTGGCTATGGATGAGTACGGACAGCGTAAACTTCGCTACAAACTTAAAGGCGTAGAAGGCGCGTTGGCTCAGGTAGGTAAAGTTGTGCTTGAGTGGGCTCAGAAAGTTTATCCTGCAGAAAAGACCATACGCATTGTGCAGCCTGAGTGGAACTCCCAAGAAGAACAAGCCCGCTACGAGAAGTTAAACGTGCCTATATTTGACGATTATGGGCAAATTGTAGATAAGTTCAATGACATTAGCGTAGGGAAGTTTGATGTGATTGTCAAAGGCGGGAGCGCTATGCCTACCAATCGCTGGGCTGAAATGCAAGCCTACAAAGAAGACTTTCAGATGGGTCTTATTGATGATATTGAATACATCAAGAAAACTGATATTTATGACCGCCAAGGACTACTGGAGCGTAAGAGTTTGTACAGCCAGCAAAAGCAGCAGCTTGAGCAGCTCTCAGGCATGGTGGAGCAGCTTGAGCAACAAGCCGAGCAGCTGGATAAAGCCGTGCTTTCAGAGCGTCAAGATAAAGAAGTTCAAAAAGTACGCTTCCAAGAAATGGTACGCTTGTTAAAAGCAGAGCTTCAAAATGCTAATAACGTAGGGAAAGTAGCCAACCGTATTGAGCGTACCGCTGATGAGTTTAAAGCTAAGATGAAAGAACTTGAATTAAAGAAGAAATCTTCAACCACCACCAAATCTAAATAACTATGAACTTAGACGATTTCACATTTAGCGATGCTGATGCCCCTGCTAATGGAGCTGCTGATCAAAATAAACCTGCACATGCTTCCATGTTTGCTGAAGGAGAGATTGTGGGCAACACGACTGACTCAGCTGTTGTAGACAGCCCAGGATGGACGCCCCCTCCTGTTAATGGGCAAGCTGCTCCAAATGAAAATATTGAGCCTGCACAGCAGCCTGGAGAATCTACCCAAGATTACGCGGCCCGCATTCAGGCTTTGGAGCAAGAAAACCAACGCCTTCGTGATTACGAGCAGTTAGGCCGTTTGGTTGAAACCGATCCTGATTTGTATGATACTATTAACAATTATTTAGTGGGGGGCAATCGAGGCCCGCAGCCTGAGCCTGCGGCTCCACAAGAGCCTGAGCTTGTTCGCCCTCAACTTCCTGAAGACCCTTACGATCATGAAGCGTTTCGCACCTACAATGAACAGCTATTGGAATACAACGAGCAGCTTGCCGAGCGTAAAGCCCGTTCTATTGCTTCGGAGCAAATTCAGCAGTTCCAACAGCAAATCCAGCAGCAGCAAGCCCAAATGCAGCAGCAGCAAGCGTTAAGCGGGCAGCTTCAACAAATCCAGCAAAAGTATAAAGTCGATCCACAATCGATTCAAGAGTTTCAGCAATGGGCAGCTGACCCAAAGAATGTGAGCATGGAAAATGTTTTTAAGCTATATCAGCTTTCAAACGGACAGCTTAATGG